CTCGACAAGCGCCAGGCGCTCATCTTCAATGCTCCTGTCAATCGAAGGATTGCGAGGGGTAGAATCCCTCCGAGCCAAGAGTCTGGCATCGGAGATCACGCGTTCAACAACATGAGGTGTCATGTGTTTGAAAGTGATAGGGTTAGTTGCAGACAATGAGGTCTGCAGAAGGAGGCACCAGGGTAATACATGTGTACTATCCTGGTGCTCCTAGTGCAGACGTCAGTTCTTATCTGGTGTGATCACAATCACCGCGTCTTTCGGTATCAGAATAGCCGCTGCTCTAATGCGGTATTCATCTGTCTTGTTCTTCACTTCTTTCAATGTAGGTACCTTCGTTTGCTCAACACTTTCAGCAACAAGCCGAAGTGCTGAAGCAAAGTTCTTTCTGATGTTAAGTGCAGTCATGGATCTAAAAGCCAGGAGTACAGTACCTGGCAATACTGATGGGAGGAATCGAACCTCCCTGCGCACCAGCTATCAGTTACATGGTGTAAATACCATGTTTGTTAAAAAGGTCTGGCTGGTTGATTTGCCAGCCTGTCATCATGGTCCTGAGTTCAGCAAGTGTATACCTGCTGAGCCATGGATAACTGTTGTAGGAATTGTTTTGAACCTGGAGCATTGTTCGAATGCTCTGCTGAAACTTTAGTGTGTTCATTTCTGCTCCTTAATTTCAATTGCATGTTTGCCAATCTCTCCATCATTCATTTCTGGAGAGTTGTGTTCAAAATCAAACTGCGCTGCAGTGATCAGCGCTTCCTCCCAGAAATCTTCTGTTGCATGGCATTCGCCATCAACCAAGATGTAATACACTTGTGTCAAAAGCTACTCTCAGTGAGTAGCAATAACTGCCCAGGGGTTTGCACCCTGGGACCCGCTTGGTTACGGATCAGTTGGTTCTGTAACCATTAGCAGCACACCACTCCATGTGGCGCTGGTGCTGATGCACCGGCCAGTCATGTTTTGCACATTGCTGTGCAGTGGCTGCATCTAGCTCAGCCAGCATGCGTGGAGCATTAGCGGCGTACATGCCGCCAAAAGCAACAACAACTGCTGCGTAAATAATGAAACCTTTCATTGAACTGAACTGAGTTGTGCGGTGCCTATCTCCGCTGGAGGCAACAGCTGCTCAAGGGTTTGCACCTTGGGACTCGCTTAGAACGGATCAGCTTGCTTAGCGACTACAATCTTTCCTGCAACTCGAGCGCGCGGGAGAACTACAGCAGGAAAAGTGATACGAATTCGTATCAGCTGCGGTTAAACTACAGCTATTGATACGAATTCGTATCAAATGTGTACTAACGGGCGTACACCTTCTTGGCTCGCGCAACTGCGCGGCCGTTGCTGACCGTTACATACACTTTGTACGTGATTTCATCCCCTGGATCCACGTGATCCACCAGGAGGTAACTGCGCAACTCCTGGAGCCACTCTCCTGCTCCGTGCGTAAACTCCCTCACGTCAACACTGACGGCCTTGCCGGCCGCAAGGGCTTTCGCTGCCCGCTCAAAACGAGCAACTTGTTCCCAGTAAGCTTCGATACGCTGCTTGGCAGCAGCACTCATTGCATTAACCTCAACCACGGTTCTCCTCCGTGTGTGCGGGCGCCTATCTCCGCTGGGGCTACACCCGCATAGAAAAATTTCAAGGCATCACACCTTTCTTTTTTTCTATACACAACCTATTTCGGTTGGGTGTGTGGAGAACAGTCAGATAATTTTGGGCATTTTTAAGCCCAAAACTTGACGTTTTTGCGTTTTAAAAAATAGTATTAAAAATAAAAGGAGGTAAAAACCTCCGCACATGTCATCTAATTGGTTGTGTTGCCCAAGTTTTTAGACAAAAATGCCGGGGTTTTACCCCCGGCTAATTCAACAACTAGTTTGTTTGTCTTTATTTGGTTTTGTTTTTGTATTTAAGAGTTGCACTTACAGCTTTTTTAAACGCTTCTTCGTCTGGAACTTGATAAGCCAACTCTTTTTGCGCTTCACTTACAAAGTTACGTACTTCAAGAGAGTCTTTGCCTTCTTTTGCCATTTTTAATGCATGGCCCTTGATGGCATTTAGCCCTTCAATACGTTGTTGACGTGTTTCAACGTCCATTTTTCAACTTGAAGTCATCTATTTCTTTAACTATAACCCCTGTACATTTCAAGTTAGTACCAAATAGAATGTAAAAAGATAAAAATATGTGGCATAAATAGCTCATGGCCCTTTCTCCCGCGGATTTTTACGCTTACAGCCGCGCTACTGGGGCGCCAGTTCCAGAAGATCCCGAAGAAAGGGCTCGAATTGCGCCTGATGTACTTGAATATCGTCGAAATCAACTTAAAGCACCTCAACAAGAAGAAAATCGTCCTATTGATCCCCTGTCTATCGGCATTGGCTTGGGTTTAGCGGCTGCTGGCGGCATTGGTGGTTTCATGGCTACCAAGCGTTTACTAAAAGGACCAGCCCGTTCTGTTACTGCGCCCGTACGTCCAGTTAACCTAGACGAAATCGTAGAACGTAGACCAGTTGCCGAACGTATTCGCAAAGAATATACACCCAAAGAAACTGCGCCAAGTGTGGTTGAGCCTTCTAGGGTTGTTGAACAACAGCAAACACAAATTCCTGACCCCTGGAGCGGACAAGAAAAAGTACCGCCAAAGTCTTTTGCTAGGCAGTTCTTAGAAGATGAAGGGTCTTTGGCTCCAGTAGTAGAAAAACGTGAACAACCTTCTGGACAAACTACTGAATTGCCTACAAGAGCTAATCAGCCTGGAGCTTTTTCTGATCTTACTTCTATTCAGGAAAGTTTATTAAATCAAGCACGTAACCAAACTGTAAATGCAGTTGAAGCGGGAGAAGATCAAGTTGTTCAACGTATTAATGCTAAAAGCGCTTTAAGAGCGCATGCCCCTGGATCAAAATTTGCAGCACAAGCAGCTCAAACAAGCGCTCAACTGCAAGCTTTAATGGATGCAGGTATTGATGATTTTGAACTTAAGGCGCGTTTAAATCAGTATGCGTCTACTGGCAAAAGCGAATTTTTAAGCTTAGATTTTAATCCAAGCGTTGTAGGCAAGGAAAACTTTGCACGTGCCCTTGGGGTTGTTGAACCACAGTTTGTTTCAACTCAAAACCTTCCCGGCGGTGGTTTAATTGGAGGTACACTTATTAATCCTGAAGGTGAAATACGTACTTCAGCTTTTGCTAAAACACAACCCACTATCAGAACGGTGTCTGCTAGTGGCGCCGAAGAAAACTGGGAGCCAATTAGTGAAGCCTTGACAGGTTTGGCTGGTGGCGTAAGTACCGCTACAGTTCCCTATAAACAATCAGAGCAATACGAACAAGCTATTAATAACTTCCGCCAGCACTGGGACACAGAACTTCAAAAACACTTATCAGGGGAAGGTTCCAATATTACTCGTCCTGCAAGACAAGAAAGGCTTGTTGACGCCTTTGATCTTGATATGCCTGTTAGACTGCAAAACGTAGAAGAACTGAATGATGCAGGTGAACTTGTAACAAAAAAAGAGAAAGTTTTATATCGGGATATTCTTCCTCAAGATGTTGTTCAAGATATTGAACAAGGAAGGCAGCGTGTACTTCCTGTTCCTTTTCTTGTAAACAAAGAACGTGCTCTTGCAGTTGCAAAAGCTGATCCTTCTATTGAAAATAGGATGGAAGCTGCAGCATGGAAGAAAACAGGAAGGGCTCTTGCTAATGCCTATGAAGCAATTGTCGCTCCACTAGAAAACTCTCGTTATATTGCTGATGTTGCAGAAGGACGTTTCTTTATTCCTGGTGAACCAGACCTTATACCTGCTAAAGGAAGAGGTTCTGAAAAAGGAAAGCTTGTTGGCGGTATAAAGGAAGAACGTCTTCCTGAACCTATTTACCCATTAGTTTTTGGGCAAAAATCAATTGGAAAAGGTTCAAGTGCTCGCACTATTAATGTTGTACAGTTTCCAACTGACTCCGGTACATATGAAATTTCTAATTGGCAACAGTTTGAAAACCGTGTTCCACAACTTTTAGACACCAAAGGCAATCCTCAAGTTGTGTCTCCTGCACAACAAAGAGATTATATAATGACTCAGCCAATGGCTATCAGAAAAGCTAAAAGGGTTTCTGCTGGTACTGATGAACAGGGAAACCCTGTACAAAGGATGGTGGAGATGTTTAATAAAAAAGGAGAAAAATATGAAGCTCCTTTAGTGCGTTTTCAAAACGAAATTGTTAGCGCACCTCTTCAAGTATTAAATGCTAAGACCGGAAAACCTATCAGTAATTTTGGTCAACTCAATCGAGAGTCCTTTACTAGTCTTGTTAACTTAGTAAGAAATAAACTACCTGAATACGATCAGCATAACTATACAGTTATTGCTGAAAAATTAGATCAAGTTTTACAAGAAACACAAGGTGTTAAACTCCCTGTTTTGTCTTCTGATACGGCTTTTAATTTTATTGAAGATGTTTTAGGTCGTCCTAAAAGTCGGGCAACGCAAGTGCGTTATGGCACATTGGGAAGCGAAGGGCAAATCTTTCCAATGAAAGATGAAGACGCTGTAAGACTAGGTATTGCAATTAAGGTACCTGGCAAAAATCCTAGCGCAGGAAGGCAAGATCCCAGCTTATCCAGGAGTGAAGTTGGCGCACCTACTTTAAACATTGCTCAATCAGCTAAAACAGAACAACAATGGGAACAAACAGGTTGGAATCCAGAAGATTGGCAAGAAACAAGAGAGTATGGAGAAGAGGGTCTTGGTATTGCCCGTGGAGAACAGGTAGAACTAGGTAGCGCTAGACGCCCTGGTCTTTTACAAAGGCAAATGGCACCAGCTACGACTGGCCCTGGTGCCGAGATGCAATCCTTAAGGCAAAGGCTTGCTACAATTAAACCACCAGAGGTAGCTACCTCTAATGAATCTCTTCCTTCTAATTTAGAAGTAGTTACGCAACAACTTATGGCACAGGCCGGTCGCCGTGCTGGTAAACGTCGCAATCGTTGATCATGGCTGAAGAAAAGAAAAAAGACAAAAAATGGATCCAAGGTATGGAGATGAAGGAGGGTGCCTTTACTGCTAAAGCCAAGCGTAAAGGCATTACCACCGCTCAGCTTCAGGCTAATGTTCTTGCTAGTCCTGATAAGTATGACGAAAAAACAGTAAAACAAGCGCGTTTGCGTCAGACATTAGTAGGATTAAAAAAGAAAAAAGCTAAAGACTAATGAAAGACGATCGCCTTGACTTAGGTAGATACATACAAAATCCTTTTAATCGTCAGGGTTCTGTTGCGCGTCAATTAAATTTCAGAGATTTATTTGAGGCAAAACCTTCTACTGGCGATCCGCCCTGGACGCCATCTCGGTTTACGGCAGATCATCTTACACGTTCAATTCAAGCAAGGAAAGAAACTCTTAACCCTAGATTACGTTTTACTCCCAATACTCCATTCTTTGATGACAACAATGAGTTGCCACCAGAGAAGTATGTAATGTTTGAAGGCCTGGGACGATTTGACCGTCCCACTTCTTATGATTTTGATGAAGGACGTGCGTTAACTCAAAACCGTCCACAAAAACAACCGGACTATGATCCAGAGTGGATCCAGGCTTATAACATAAGTCCAACACTAAATCCAGCAAAAAGAATTAAGAATCCGATGCCAAGACTTAGAAACCCAGATCCCAATGGGTATCTAATGCAGATGGCTGAAAAACGAGCAGAGGGAGAAGCAAGTGATTCACCGTCAATTGCTCAATTACTTGACCGCAAGGGAGTAATGAAAGAACTTCCGCAAGAAGAAAAGCAAGGAGAGCAAACAGCGGAAGAGCAATCTGTAGAAACAAACGTATCCCCTGGAAAAACAACGTAAGTTATTGCGTTTAGAATATTTAAAGGAGGATAAGTAAATGCTGGCACGTATAGCACCTACAATTGCAAAAGCCTTGGGTTCCAAGGGGTCCGTAGAGGCCGCACAAGCGACTCTTCCTGGGGCAGGTCTAAACGCTTTGTTTGGCATGCTTGCAGGCGGCCCTGCGGCCGCTGCTGCGTATGGAGTAGGGGATGCGTTAATTAACTACCCGTTGATCCGTCTTGCCCGTAAAATCGCCCCTCCAGTAAGTGGAAAGCTTACTCTTGAAACTGGAAAAGTAGTAGAGCACAAGGCTCCTTCTGCTTTAGAGCAAGGAGTAAATATTGCTGGAACTATGCTTTCCGGTCCTCTCGTGGATATTGCAACAGGAGGACGTTTATATCCACAGCAAACTCAAGCGACTGCTGATCAGCTCCAGCAGATGATAGCTCTTAATCAACAGCAAGCTACTATTCCAATGGATAATGCGCAAAGCCAACAAACTTTTCAAGAGTTGCTTCAAAGGCATAGGGTGAATAATCTCCCAATGGGGGCACAAGCTCTAGCCCCTGGAACAATGTTTCAAACGCAAGGCGTAGAACAAACTGCTTTTCATTATCCAGGGATGACATTACCACCTGAAGTCTTAGAAATGCTGGAAGGTTAATATGGCGCCTAACGTATTTAAATCCCTTACAGAAGGATCAAAGAAAGCAAAAAACTTAATGGTTGCTCTTGCCGACGAGCAAGGAACTTACCCTCGATCAATTTTTTATGATCCTGAATTTGCTAAAGAAGTTCAAAAAGCAAATATTACGCTTAAGGAAACACCTGCGGAGTTTCTTGGGGCTTACGCTACGCGTCTTGTAGGTGATGTAGCAACAAATGCGTCAAGAGGTAAGTATTGGCAATTTAACCATCCTGCTGCAATCGCAGATAAACTCTTACAAAAAACAATTGATCCAGAAAATGCACTAGGCCCTTACGGTAGAGCTGCTATTGGTTTTACTGCTTTGCAACCCGCTTTTGCTTTGACAGGTGCATATGATCTTACCAATATAAGTGAGTTGGGCAGGCCAGAAGGGTACAAGCAAAACGAACCAAATCCCGATGATCCAACTAAATCTGTAGCCCCTGGAACTGAATTATTCCAACGTTTCTTTCAAGGACGTCAAGGACGGCCCTTGGCTTACGAAAAAGCAAAAGAAGAAATTCCTTCTCTTACCCCCCAACGTTATGCAAACTACATGAATTTTCTTTATAACGATCCTGGCTTGGTTGGCGACCTGACGCTTGGCACTGTCAAAGTAACAGGAGAAAATTTACAAGGTGTTCCAGAGGCGCGTGTTCTTGGTTATCCTGTCAATATTCAATCTTCTCTTGCATTAGCTGGCGGACTTGCTGGCGGTAGGCTTGGTATTACAACAGGAAGAGAAACGATCACTCAACCAAGTTTGCTGCAAGAAAAAAGTGCTAAATCTTATTACTATCCAAACAAAACAAAAGCAGTTCTTAGAGGCGCTGCTGGTGCTTTAGCTGGGTCTGCTGCTGGAGCAATAGCTGGACAACTTGTTAATCAAGCAATTGCTGCAGCTGGTAATCGGATGCAAATGCCAACACAAGAAGAATACAAACAAATTAATCCTGATAGAATTTAAGATATAAATAGACAACAAATAATGACTCCTGCGGAAAGAGCTGCTGCTTTAGCTGGGGAAGACCCTAGGTCTTATTTCTCTCAAGATTTTGAAACTCGCCGTAGGGTAATGGCGGGAGAGCTTCCAGAGGAAATGTTGCAATCACGAGGAGCAACAACCATTCGCCCTGGAGCAACTCAAAATCAAGCTGTTAATATTCAAAATCTTAAAGATCGTGCTAGGCAAATTCTACAGTCTGGTCAGACTGGCGCTGGAAATATGTTTGCAAGTGCTCAGCAAGGGTTGTTCCGCCCTGGTGGGATGCTTGTTAACCAGGCCGGAGCACCTCGTCGAGCAGGTGGTGGCGTAGGAAGCGCTGCTTTTGGAGCGGTAGGCACCTTACTCTCTGGTGATCCCCTTGGGGCTGCTGTCAGTGCTCCTGTTGGCATGGCGGCAGGCGGCTTTGCCAATATGGCAACCAATGCGTTGACCACTGGTCTTGTAAATTCTCCCAACCCGGTAGCCAAAATTGCAGGCGCTGGCCTTCGTTTCCTTGCACCAGGGTTGATTGGTGGTGCTGTTCAACAAGCTGTTGCAGGCGCCGTAAGAGGTGCTAAGGCTAATGCCGAGACCCAAAGCCAAGGAGCTGGTGGTCCTGCTGTGTCTGTGTTTGGCGTTCCTCTTACCCCTGCTGCTGCAGAAGAGAATAAACGTCAACGTGACTTGAACTACGCCTTGCGTCAGCAAGAACAGCTAGGTGGTCTTCAGATGCGACAAGATCAAGCAATGCTTGATTACATGATGAAGAAACACATTGAGCAAGAAAAGGCAATGCTGCCTATTGCAGAACAATACCAACGCAGCAATCTTGTAAACGCACAAGCAATGCTGGCAAGCCAAACTTCAGCCTATCAAACCCTGGGACGTCAAGCAACCATGGGTAAGTTGGCCCAGGGGGCACAGGCCGAAAGTGGCGCCACCCTGCGAACTGCAATTAGTCAGAACCCTTACATGGGCTCGGTCATTCAAGCCCCTTCCATTAGCTTTGGGTGATACCAATGGGTTTAGCTAGCTTTAAATATTTTGATCCCACAACTGCTCCTGGATTTAACTTATTAACTCCGGAGCAAAAACAACAAGCTGTTTTTGAGAACTTCAAAACTCAAAACGAAGCTAATCTGCTGGGTTCAGTTTTTAATACTAATCGCACTCCTACAGACGAAGAGTTAAATAGACTGAGCGATTTTCAGCAAAAACAACTGCGGTATGCCCAAGAGCTGGGCAAAGAAAGTCTTAAGGAAACAATGAAGGCAAAGATGTTTTATGACCTGCCTAAAACTGTAGCCGATGCTTTTGCTGGTCCACAAGCCGTAATGATTGCTGGAATGTCGCGTGCTCCAGGAATGTTTAATGAAGCTTTAATGGCAGTGCCCAAGTACAACATTCAACCTGGTGTAGCCGCTAATTATAATTTTCCTCAGTATTTTAAGTAAACGCTGTAGAATAGGTTCATGGCATTTGGGGATTACGCAAACACTTTCTCAAGTCTTGGCTCAGCTTCTTTTCCAGCTAGCTTTGCTTTTGGAAGTAATGCCCCCAATTTTAGTTTTGGTGGAGGAGCTAAAACAGGAATGGATCCTTTTACAGCGATACTTGGAGTTGGTCAGTTAGGTGCCAGTATTTTTGGCGGTCTTGCTGGTCAAAATGCAGCTGCTAGAAGTTTACAAGCACAGTTTGATGCTCAAAAGGCAGGGACTGAAGCGGGTGCACGTATTGCACGAGAACAAGCTTATGGGCAGCTTGGAGAAAATATTGCTAACCGTATCTTTGGTGCAACAATTGCTCCTGAGTTAGAATTTGGTAGGCAATTAAAAGCAAAAGAATTTGAACTTGGTCCTCTTGCCGAAAAAGGATTCGGTGTTGCTTCTGAAGCATCTCGTCGTCAACGATTAGCCGAAATTTCTCCCGAACGACAAGCTGCACAAAGGTTTGAAAATCTTCTTAATATGAAACGAGAACAAGCAAATAGAGAAGGTGCAATGGCCGCAATGTTTGGCCCTAAAGCGCCAACAGATATTAGTCGTATGGTTGTGTGAGGATTAACCAATGGGAGGCACTACAGTTCGCTACGAGCAACCAAGGATTGAAAAAGATGATACATTTGCTCAATATTTAAAGTACCAACAAGACAGAGAATCAAAAGCTCAGGAAAAAGCTGATGCTTTGCAAAAAATACAAGATGCAGAAAAAGAGGCTCGTAAAGCCGCTGGTTCAGCAGCTTACTCTCCTTTTAAACAAAGCCTTACTTCTCAACTCAAGCAAGGGTTGGTTGGTTTTCCAGAAGCCACTCAACAGCTTCGTGACTATGCTTCTAAATATGACATCGCACCACCCGAGCAAGACATTCAAGATCTAACAACTGAATACACAACTAATATCTTGCCTCAGCGGCGCCAAGCAGCTATCTCAGCAGCTTATCAAGACGTGATGGGACGTGCACCAACAGAACAGGAACTCACCCAAGAAAAAGAAAGATTCACTCAAGGCATTTATGGTACCAACCAAGATCTTCGCGATAAACTTGCAAAAGATCCCAGGGTTGCCAAAAAGCTAAATGACAACTATTTAGATAACTACTACGATATTCTTTACGGAAAACAAAGCACTTTTACAAAAGATGACGTAGGTCAGGTTGAAGGAGGTTTGACTGGCAAGAGAACCTTTAAGTTTGACAAAACGCTTTTGCCTACTTACGAGGGAGATGTTGCTAAAGAGACAGGAGTAAACCTTCCTTCATTTGGTGACATCACTGGAACACCAGCAGAAATCGAGCAGCAACTAAGTAATATTCGCGACACGCGACAATTCCTTTACAGCTCCGGCTTGACGCGCCTTCAAGGCGCGATTGACAAACAAACGCAACAACTTAAAAACGAAGGCGCCAAAGATGTTGCAAAGATTGGCCTGCAAAGTAACTTGTACTCTGGACTTGTCTCTAGATTCTGGGGCTAATTCCTATTGCTATAATTAACGTAGTTTAATCAGGAAACAAACATGACTTCGAGTACGGTTACGGCAAAAGATATTCTTGCTGAGTCGCCCACGTCTTCGGCAAAGGATGACGCTACTAATTTTGACATCAAAAATTTCGAGGATCTTCTTGCTCGTCTTGAAGCTTCTAAAGGGCGTCAGCAACGTCAAAAGTCCGTTGAAGGCCGTCGTGATATCTTTGCTCAAGGTCTTGCCAGCATGATGTCTAACTTCTAAGAAAATTTGTTCTATTGCTATAATTAACGTAGTTTGATTAATAAAAATGACCGCCTCTGGTGCTCTTGCCGATACCGGTTCTGATAGCGCTACTAATTTTGACATCAAAAACTTCGAGGATCTTCTTTCTCGTCTTGAAGCCTCTAAGGGGCGTCAACAACGTCAGAAGTCCGTTGAAGGCCGTCGTGATATCTTTGCTCAAGGTCTTGCCAGCATGATGTCTAACTTCTGATGAACACGCCGCAACAACAAGATTTGAATACAAGCTTCAATCCTGAAGTGTTTCAAAACTTGTTGAATCAATGGCGTTCATCAAAAGATAAAAGACAGCGTTTGGCTAAAATGGCTCCCGCTTCCTCCCAAGCTGTTGTACAATAAACAAAACGTAAGAACATGACCAGCAGTGTGCCAGAGGGTCAAACCAATACAGACGACTGGTTTGATCTAGATAAATACCGTCAAGCTGCTGGCGTGGCTTACGAGTTTTCTAAAAAGAAAATGGAGGAGTCTGGTGCACAGGAACGTGAAACCATTGGTAAAGGAGCAGAAGAGCAACGGACTTCCGCAAAGCAAGGACAAGAGTTTAAGCAGGCAGACGAAGCAAGAGACTACGGACAATCTCAACGAGCTTATAGATACTGAGTTATTTCAGCACTGGGTCGACAATCAAGATATTCCAACCCAAGAGTCTTTTCTTGCTTTTTGCCAAGAGACTTACTCTATTGTTGAATGTTTTTTGTATGCCAGGTTTCTTGGATACAAGGGTTCTATTTCAACGTGTGATCACTGGGTAAACAAAAAGTACCCCAAGCCTGATCATCGAAAAGTCTTGTTGCAGGAAATTGAGGAAATGCAAGAAGACATCAGGCGTCTAAGGCAAGATATTGAAAACCTGGCAGTTAAGCGTGATGTTGGCGTAGCACGCATCGCCGGAATGGAAAAAGAACTTCGTAGTACCATCAGTCAAGTTGAACAGTTTACAAACGTCAAGGATCGCCGTGGACTCATGATGGCCGGTGCAGACCAAGCCTTTCGTGAGTTAATGTCCATCTTTAAGGATGACCCTATTGCGGGGCCATTGCACGATGCGTCTCTTAGCGTCTGGGCAAAAATCCAAACAAGTGAATAAGCTAAAATAAACACAGTAATAACTGCTACTTTCTAATGGCAAAAGGCAAGATACCTCCTCAATTTTTAGCGCACCTCAAAAAGAAAGAAGCGCAAAAAGAGGATGGTACAGAGATGAGTGATAAGGAAAAACACAAAGCAGCTCTTGATAAAGCTCGTAAGTACCAGGAACAGAAAAAAGAACAACGCGAAAAGAAATAGGTTATAGTCAGTTAACAACTGACTATCTGTATGTCGTCACATCTTAGTCTTGCCTATCGCCGCAACGCTCAGGCGGCGATGAGAAACCATCGTGTACGCAAGCACAAAGATGAAGAACTCCTGGAACTGGCTAAAAATGATTTTGGGTTCTTTTGTGAATATGTAGCGGATAAGCCTCCCGCCACTCATCACAAAAACTGGCATCGTTATTTTGTCACTGAACAAGACAGTAGTTGTCTTATTAAAATTGCTGGACCTAATGTTGATCTCCTTGCTCCACGGGGCTCAGCTAAGAGCACTATCCTAGGGCTTCTAACTGCCTGGGCCATTGGTGTTCACACCCATGCCAAGCGCCCACTGCAGATCCTTTACTTGTCTTATACAGTTGATATTGCACGTTCAAAGTCAGCAACCATTAAGCGAATCCTGGAAAGCAAAAAATATCAAGACGTATTCCCCAAGGTACGTCTCTTAAAAAACGTAACCAGTAACGAGTATTGGTCGATTGACCATAAGTTTGCTGGTATTGAAGTAACAGGTGACGAACAGTTTACTTTATGCGCTGCGGGCCTAAAAGGTTCCGTGACGTCCAAACGTTCTCATCTTGTAATTATTGATGACGCCATTAAATCAGCATCAGATATTTCAAACCCTGACATCAGAAAAATGATGCAGGATAACTGGAACGCAGTGATTGCACCTACCATGTTTGAAGGTGGACGAGCGATCTGCCTTGGAACACGTTTTCGTCATGACGATATTCATGCAACTACGTTTAATGAACAAAACAACTGGCAACAAATTGTTCTCTCTGCCATACAAACAGATCCCGTCACAGGGGAGGAGGAGTCCTATTGGCCTGAAATGTGGTCACTTGATTATCTAAAGGAAAAGAAACGGCAGGCACCTATTGCCTTTTCGTTCCAGTACATGAATCAAATCATCCGCCAGAACGAACTATCGCTATCGCCTGAGCTTATCGTCAAAGCGGAGATTTCAACGGAGTTTGACACCTTGGGGGTTGGGGTTGATCTCTCCGCTGGAACAAAAGAAAAGAATGATTACACAGTGATGGTTCTTGGCGGTCGCATTGGCGACCGTATTCATATTATTGATTACCGAAGACTTCGCGTCATGGGTAACCTAGAAAAACTAGATGCGCTTAAAGAATTGCTTAATGATTGGTCGGTAATTGGTCGAGATGAAAGCGGTAACTACTTTCCGACCTACTCTACGTGTGACATCTGGTCTGAAGCAGTGCAGTACCAGGCTTCCCTTGAAGCCGACTTCAAACGTGTATGTCTAAATAATGAAGGACTCTATAACTTAATTTGGCATCCCGTCAAAGGATTCCGTGCAGACAAGTTGGCTCGTTTTCGTGGCATCATGGGTATGTTTGAAGACCGAAAGATAATCTTTAATCGTTACCGCAACTTCACAAGTATGTTTGAAGAGTTGACTAATTTTGGTGTTAGTAGT